TGGCGGTTTTGGCGGCGATCCTACAGGTGCTGCACCTGATACGGGGGTAGGTGCAGGGACTCCGTGGAACACTGGCGGAAGAGTAGGTGCCTTGATACAACATCTTCAAACAGGAGGAGAAACAGATGATGCAGATACAAACATGGAAGTCGCCAATGTTCCTATGGGTGTTGTTAATGATGCTGATGGTTCTCCCGGACCCTTTAGGGGTGGTACAGGAGTTGAAGATGATCTAGATATGGAAGTAGAGGCAGGTTCCTATGTTCTTAATGCGGAAGCTGTACAATTAATTGGAATTTCAGATATAAATGAGGTAATTCGTGATGCATATTCTATTGCTGCTGCACTGGGTAAAGAATTACCTACAGACTATGATCCACAAAATAAAGTCCCTATTCGCATCTCTAATGGAGAAGCTATCATACCTAGATCTTTGGTAGATATCATAGGACTTGATAAACTAGAGAAATGGAACCAGAAAGGTCTCCAACTTAGAAAGCAAAAAGAAAAGTTAATGGCTGAACAGCAGCAAGCACAGCCACAACAGCAGCAACAAGTAGCAGCCGAAGCTCCCATGCAACAGCAGATGGGGCAGCTTATGAATAAGGGTGGTGAGGCTTCTTATAATGTACTTTATGGTAAAGACGAAATTCCAGAAGAAATGGTAGAAAAAGGAGAAAAAGTATTAAGAGGAGTAGGAGTAGACCTTGGATATGCAGGTGCTTATAATATAGGATTTGATCAATATGATAAAGAGACTACTTTAAAAGCTGCTGATCTAGCTGGATCATTACTAGGAAACACAAAAGAAGATAAAATAAAATTTACAAATCTTATGAGAAGAACTGCTGCTGCGGAAAGTGATCTAGGAACAGATGATGATATAAATAGAGGACATACCTATAAATTTAATAAACCTAAAGAAAAACAAGAAGTATTTACAATAGGTCCATTTCAAGTAACTAAGCTTGCTTTAGATGAAGTAAAAAAACGTGTAAACTATAAAGGAATGAAAAAAAATATTGCTAAAATAAAACAACATCGTAGATTTAAATATGTAGATTTTAGTAAAATAGATGTAGATGATTTAAAAGACCCTTATATAAATGCTGTAATAGCTAGATTATATTATACTATTAATCCTCATCCTGTTCCAGAGAGTATTCAAGAACAAGCAGCATATTGGAAAGAACATTATAATACTTCTGCCGGAGCAGGAACTGCAAAGCACTTCATAAAAAAAGCTAAAAAACATAATTTATAGATTTCGTCTGGACACCCGATAGTCGGCCCCAGACATTAACACCAAATAGGGATACCCAAGTTTTCTTGGCCCCCATAGGAGGTAAAGACCATGACCGATGTTAACACAGAAGAGGAGACACTAGAGCCTACCCCATATGAAAATGCCTACAGGAGAACACTAATGGATGATGATCCATCTCCTGAAACATCAGACCCTGAACTTCTTGACCTTTCAGATGGAAACACTCAAGAACTTGAAGGACTGATACAGGCACAGGATGAGAAGGAGCATGATTGGAAAAAGCGTTATGGCGATCTGAAGAGTTATCATGATCGTAAGAATAACGAATGGCTCCAACAAAAGGAACTTACTGAAGCTAAGTTAAAATTGGCTCAACAGCAAGCTTCCACTCCCAGAAATCTTCCAAAGTCTACTGAAGAACTGGAAGAGTTCAAGACTGAATATCCTGATGTTTATGATGTTGTAGAAACCGTATCCAGACTTGAAGCGGATGCTCGAATGAAAGAAGTAGAGGATCGAATTGAATCTCTACGGAAAGTAGAGCAGGAAGCACAAGTCAGGACAGCAGAAAAGGAACTACTTTCAGTACATCCAGATTTTTTAGAGATCAAGAGTGATCCTGAATTTCTTACATGGCTGGAGGAACAACCTGTAAGTATTGCTGATGGTATCTATAAGAACAGAACAGATTTTAAATGGGCCGCTAGAGTAGTAGACCTCTATAAAGCTGATAAAGATATTGGTCAGAAAAAAAGGGGAAGACCCAGAAAGACTGAAGCTGAAGCTGCCAAGGCTGTTACTAAGACAGAAAAAGCCTCTGCCAGTTCCAGTGAAGGTGAAAAGAAAATCTGGACTTCTACTGAAATTGCCCGATTAAAGCCACATGAATTTGAGTCTCTGGAAAAGGAGATTGATAAGGCAAATCGGGAAGGAAGAATTATACCATAATAAACACAAGGAGACTTAATCATGGCTGAATTTAGTTTAGCTGCTGGTTATCAGAATTTACCTTCGGGTAATTGGGTACCGGCAATTTACAGTCAGAAAGTACTCAAATTCTTCCGGCGTTCTTCGGTTGCAGAAGCTGTAACCAATACCGACTATGCTGGAGATATTGAGAACTTTGGTGATACTGTAAAGATTATTAAAGAGCCTTCAGTCACTGTGTCGTCCTACACTAGGGGTGCTGTTGTAAACACCCAGAATCTTGCTGACAATCAGATTACCTTGACAGTTGATCAAGGTAACTATTTTGCCTTTAAGGTTGATGATGTGGAAGAGCGGCAGAGTCATGTGAACTGGGAAGCTCTTTCGACTTCTTCAGGTGCCTATAGCTTGAAGAAGGCATATGACTTCAATGTTCTGAAGGTAATTAGCGATAATGCTTCCACCGATACTACTAATCTTG